TAACGAAGACGGGACAAATGATGTCTATATCGTTAAAGACGCTAACATTCCTGCAGGTGCTTCACTAGAAGTCATGTCAGGAAACAAATTAGTATTACAAAATGATGGAACAAACGCAGATAATTTGGAAGGAATTGCAAGTGCAACTTCTTCTTTAGATGTAACCGTATCAGTATTAGAGGACGTATAACCCATGCCATATATCGGAGCAAGGCCAGTAATTGAATTCAGTACAATACCAAGTAAAGATAGTTTTACAGGTGATGGATCAACAGTAATATTTGATTTAGCTAATGATATATCTACTGGTGGTGAAAATGCTTTAGAGGTATTTGTAAATAACGTAAGACAAGAACCTGGTAGTGGAAAAGCATTCACATTAGGACCAGACGCAAGTCTTAGGACTAGAAGAATTACTTTTACAGCTGCACCAGCAAATGGTGCTTCAATATATGTAATTAACGATAAGACAAACTCTATGACACTTTTAAATCCTAAAGATTTAAATGGTGTTGAATTAATATTAGATAGTGACGCTGACACTTCATTAACTGCTGATACAGACGATAGAATAGATTTCAAAATCGCTGGTACAGATCACTTTCATATAACAACTTCATCTGGTGATACTCTTATTAAACAGATGACCGATGCTAAAGATATTATATTTCAACAATATGATGGAAATAAAATTTTAGAAATTAACGATGGAAACTTTGTGGGTATTGGAGGTAATGCTACTGCTCCAGGAGAAATAAGATTATACGAAGACACAGATTTAGGAACAAACTATGTAGGATTCAAATCAGGTAATAACACTGCTTCAGTATCTTATGTATTACCAACTGCTGATGGAACTGCAGGTTATCAATTATCAACAGATGGTTCAGGAACTTTATCTTGGGCGGCTGCAGGAACAACTTTTGCAAATGATGGTAACAATAGAATAGTTACAGGAACAGGTTCGGCTACTTTAAATGGTGAGGCAAATTTAACTTTTGATGGATCAACATTAACAAATGCTGGTGCAACACAACTTAACGGTGCATTAACGGTTGGTGCCAATGACCAAGGTTATGATGTTATTCTTTACGGAGATACAGCAAGTGCAAACGTCACTTGGGATACTTCTGCTGATGATTTAATATTTAATGGTGGTGCTGGACTTATAGTACCAGACGGACAACTTACATTAGGTTCAACGGCTGTAACTTCTACTGCTGCAGAATTAAATCTATTAGATAATGTTTCTGGACTTGTACAAGCAGACTTAACAAAATTAGCTGCTATTGACGCTACTGCCGCTGAAATTAATTTAATAGATGGTATTACTGCTGGTACAGTTATTGCTAGTAAAGCAATTATAACAGATTCAAACATAGATATTAGTGGTGGTAGAAACATTACTATATCTGGCGAACTAGACGCTGCAACACTAGATATTTCTGGTGCAATTGATATTGCTGGTGCTTCACAATTTAATAGTACGATTACAGTTGGTGTTGACGACACCGGTTATGATGTAAAATTATTTGGTGCAACTTCAGGCAAATCTCTATTATGGGATGAATCTGCTGATACTTTAATTGTAACAGGTACAACAACATTAGTAGGAACAACAAATTTAGACGCTGTAGATATAGATGGTGCTGTTCAACTAGACGCTGCATTAACGATTGGTGCAAACGACCAAGGTTACGATATAATAATTTATGGAGATACAGCAAGTGCTAATATCACTTGGGACACTTCAGTAGATGATTTAATATTCAATGGTGCCGCAAGAGCAGTAATACCAGATGGTCAATTAGTTTTAGGAAGTACAGCAGTTACTTCTACGGCTGCTGAGATCAATCTATTAGATAATGTTTCTGGACTTGTACAGGCAGACTTTACTAAACTAGCTGCTGTAGACGCAACTGCCGTTGAATTAAACTACACAGACGGTGTAACGAGTGCAATTCAAACACAAATGGACACTAAGGCTTCAACAGGAAAAGCTATTGCAATGGCAATGATTTTCGGATAAGAATAACAAATAGGAAATAAAAAATTATGGCAAACCCAAATATAGTAAGTGTATCAAATATTCTAGGTGGTAATCTTGGTTGGAATCTATCCGCTACAGCAACTACTACTTTAGTAACAGTAGATGCAGAAAAAATTTTAAAAATAAACAGAATCACAGTCGCTAATGTTGATGGCACAAATGCCGCAGACGTTAGTTTATATGTTGACGGTTTAACAACAGCCGGCGCAACAGGACTTTCTGCAACAGGAGCAGGCACAACAGTATACATCGCAAAAACAATTTCAGTACCAGCTGACGCAACGTTAGTTTTATCTGATACACCTATCTATTTAATGGAAGGTGATATATTAAAAGGTGGAGCTAGTGCTTCTGGTGATCTAGATTTATTTATTTCATACGAAGTATTAGACGACGCATAGGGGGGTAATTAGATATGGCAAATGGCGGAATTATAGGACCCACTCAGACGACAAGTAGAGGCGACTCTATAACATCAATCACTGAAACTGGAAATTATTGTTCACCAGGTTTTGGACCAGGTACTGGGAGCGTATTAATAGTATCCGGTGGTGGTGGAGGCGGAGGCTATGGTGGTGGTGGTGGAGCCGGCGGTCTTAAAATAACAAATTGTCATCCTATACCCGCTAGCGCTGTTCCAGTAACAATTGGTGGCGGCGGTGGAGGTGGAACAGGATCTCCAGGTGCAAGAGGAGGAACAGGAACAGCTTCAACTTTTGGATCACCAACACCTTTATCAACAACAGGCGGAGGCGGAGGAGGAACAGGATCTCCTAGTCCAAATACTATTGGTAATGGTTTACCAGGTGGTTCTGGTGGTGGTGGAGCAGGACATAATGTATCTCCACTTGCAGCTGGATCAGGAACTTGTGGTCAAGGAAATGCTGGAGGAGCTGGAAGAGGGGACAGCGGAACACCTAATACTGCAGGTGGTGGTGGAGGCTCAGGTGGAGCTGGAACTGCAGCTGTAGGATCTCCTAACACAGCAGGTCCTGGTGGACCAGGTACAGACGTAACACCTACTTTTGGTTCAGGACTTGGTAACTGTGGAGTTTATGGTGGCGGTGGCGGCGGAGGCCGAGGTGGTGAAGGTGGATGTGGAGGACCCGGTGGTGGTGGAAAGGGAGAAATTACAGGTGCAGGGCTTCAACCTTGTAATCCTGGTACAACTAACACAGGTGGTGGTGGTGGCGGTGTTCATGGAGGAGGTCCTGGTGGTATAGGTGGGCCAGGTATTGTAATAGTAAAAGAGCCCGGAGCAGGTGCTTATCAAGCACCAGGAGTTTGGGATATGAACACAGTATATGATAATGTTAAAAATGGTACTTGGACTAATTAATAGACAAATACTTTATAATAAAGTATAAATAAATTTTAAGGAGATAAAAATATGGCACATTTCGCAGAATTAAAAACAAAACCAGATCCAACAGGATTCACAACTGATACTCATCAAGTTGTTGAAAGAGTTGTAGTAGTAGGAAACGATTGTGTTCCTTCAGACATGCACGCTGATGGAGAAACATGGTGTATTAACTTTTTCAAAGGTGGAATTTGGAAACAAACTTCATACAATAATAATTTCAGAAAATCTTACGCAGGTATAGGCATGGTCTATGATCCTATAAAAGATAAATTTTTAACACAACAACCTCACGCTTCATGGTCACTTGATGCAAGTGATGATTGGCAAGCGCCAGTAACTTATCCAACAGTTACAGATGATGGAGCAGATCCATCAGTATGGTTTTATTTTATTAGGTGGAACGATACAAAATATCAGGCTGACAACACTAAAGGTTGGGAAGCTACTAAATCAAACGACACTTCAGATCCAAAAACAATTTACGATTGGAATGGTTCATCTTGGGTGTCCGAATAGGAGACTTAAGTCATGGCCACTAACGGCGGAATAATCGGTAAGAGTAACAATGCTTCTTTTGGGAAGTGTACGGTTACATCTAAAACATCAACAGGAAATTTAATTCTACAATCGGGAACTAGAGCTATAACTGCAACAATTGTTGGAGGAGGAGCATCTGGTGGAGTAAATGGTAATTCAGGGGGTGGAGGTGGCGCAGGAGGTGGAACACAAGGAACACCTACTGGAGGAGTAGGTGGATCAGGCGGTCCAGGTATAGTAATAATAAGGTACAAATTTCAATAATTGACAATTACTCAAACTTAATACGCTTTACAAAGTATTATAAATATGATATAATACAAAATGATAATAAAAGAAGGTGATCTCAAATGAATTTAACAAACTATTATTGGTACTTTAAATCAGCAATCCCAGAACATATCTGTGATGACATTGTAAAATATGGTCATCAACTTCAAGATCAAATGGCTGTGACAGGTGGATTTGGTGATGTCAAAAAATTAAATGCAAAACAAACAAAAGATTTAAAAAAGAAAAGAAATTCAGATATTGTTTGGATGAGTGATAGATGGATATATAAAGAAATACAACCTTATATTCATACGGCAAATCAAAGTGCAGGTTGGAATTTTCAATGGGATCATTCTGAAGCTTGTCAATTCACAAAATATAAAAAAGGTCAATACTATGATTGGCATTGTGATGGATGGGATCAACCTTATCAAAGAGAACAAGGAGATCCGTCTAATGGTAAGATAAGAAAGTTATCTGTAACCGTAACTCTATCTGACCCTAAAGATTATAAGGGCGGTGAACTAGAATTTGATTTTAGAAATCAAGATCCTGATAAAAAACGTAACACACATAAATGTACTGAGATATTACCTAAAGGTTCTTTAGTAGTGTTTCCTGGTTTTGTGTGGCATAGAGTGTGTCCAGTTAAAAGTGGCGAAAGAAACAGTTTAGTTGTTTGGAATCTAGGATATCCATACAAATAGGAGTATTATGAAAAAGAAAATGAAAAATATAAAGAAGAAAAAACAAAAGTTAAGTTTTCCTCAACAATTGACAAGAGAGAACTTATTTAAATGTCCTATATGGTTTGCAAAAGAGCCTAGTTTTGTAGATAGTTTAAACAAAGCTTCTGATTCTTACATTGAAAATGCAAAGAAAAATTTAAAAAAAGATATAGATAAACGTAATAAAAAATTTGGCGATAAAGGTGATATGGGTAATGTATTTCATTCAACATCTTTAATTGGAGACCCTGCATTTAAAGAATTACAAGATTACATAGGTGCAACATCACACAATCTATTAATAGAAATGGGTTATGATCTAAAAGACTATTCAGTATTTACAACAGAGATGTGGGTACAAGAGTTTGCTAAGAGAGGTGGTGGTCATCACACTTTACATACTCATTGGAACGGTCACATATCTGGTTTCTACTTTTTAAAAGCAAGTGAAAAAACATCACTACCTTTATTTGAAGATCCTAGACCAGGTAATCTTATGAATAGTTTACCAGAAAAAAATAAAGAAAATGTTACTTATGCTTCAACAGCAATAAACTATAAAGTAGAACCAGGCTCAATGTTGTTTTTTCCTTCATATATGCCACATCAATACGTTGTTGATATGGGTTATGATCCGTTTAGATTTATACATTGGAACTGTCAGGCAATACCTAGGTCGGTTCTAAATGGTTAAAAAGAATCCAGATATGAAAAAGGCGTTTATTCAATCTATACTAGGACATTTTAATAAGAATAATAAACCTGATTGGATTAAAAATATGATTAAAAACAAAGTGAAACTGAAAGGAAAAAATGTCATTCAAAAAAAATAAATATACTGTACTAAAAAATATAATATCTAAAGAAGTTGCTGATATGGCATATTCTTATTTCTTAAATAAAAGAAAAGTTGCAAGAGTTTTATTAGATGAAAGATTTATATCACCTTTTACAACTGAATTTGGCGTGTGGAATGATGAACAAGTACCAAATACTTATTCTCATTATAGTGATATATTAATGGAAACTTTATTAGAAAAAGTTAAACCCACTATGGAGAAACATACAGGTCTAAAATTAAGTCCTACATATTCTTATGCAAGAATATATAAAAACGGTGATGTACTAGCACGTCATAAAGACAGGTATTCATGTGAGATATCTACTACATTAAATTTAGGTGGCGATAAGTGGCCGATATACTTAGACCCAACAGGTAAAAACGGACAGGCAGGTATTAAAGTTGATCTTGAACCTGGTGATATGTTGATATATTCTGGTTGTGAGCTAGAACATTGGCGAGAAGAATTTAAAGGTAAAGATTGTGGTCAAGTCTTTCTACACTATAATAAATCATCATCTAAAAAGGCAAAAGAAAATCTATATGACGGAAGACCTTTCATAGGATTGCCTAGTTGGTTTAAAGGATATAAGTTACCTAAGAAATAGTACTATATACTCACTCATCTACTGTTCAAATATCTTATAAATATAAGAAAGATTTAATATATAGGAATTTGACTAATGGCAACAATACAAAATATCACTATTGACCAGGACGCTGATTTTACACAGACATTAACTGTTAAAGATTCAACAGGAACAGTCGTAGATTTAACAGGTCAAACAATAACTTGTAAGATAAGAAAAACACACTTATCGACTACTTCATACAGTTTTACAACTGCGGCTGTGAGTGCAACAGCAGGTACTTGTTCTATTACAATGACTGATACTGTAACCTCAGGACTTTCTGAAGGTCGATATGTTTGGGACTTAACAACGACTGATAGTGGCGGATTAATCACTAGAAGAATCGAAGGAAGAGCAACAGTCACACCGAGCGTGACTAGATAGTTATGTCAACTAAAGATTATCTTACTAGTAAGTGGCCTAATTTAGAGCCTCAACCAACTATTGAAAAGGTTGAAGTGATTAATGAAGTTAATGAGATTGATGAAGATATTGAGAAACAGATTAGACAACTACAAGAACAAAAATTTAATAAAGGTATTCAAAATGTATTACCTAAAGAAGTTGATTTACTAGGACGTAGATTAGATAGTTTTCTATCTACTGTAAAAGTAGAAAAAGAACAACTAGAAGAAAAAGTTAAGAAAGAAGAAATTA